CACAGTGATACCTGTGACCACTCCATTAGCAACTTGTGCTGTGGCTGATGCACCAAATCCTTGGCTGTTGTTAAATCCAGCTCGGATCAAGTTGTAAAAGCCCACAATGTTAAAATACTGTGTAGAAGTTTCATTAAAAAATTCAAAACTTGCAGTAACATCATACCAAACTGATTCGTAAGTGTCTGCTGCTTGAAACTTAACAGTTCCGGTATAGTGATCCATGTCCATTTTCACAGTGGTCAAACTTTGTCCGCTAGTGGGAATATGACTAGAATAGAATTCTGTAAGTTGTGTGGTATTCACTGGTTGTGGTGTTAGTGCCCAATCAGGATAGTTAGTTGGTCCAGGTTGCAGTTGCTGCGCCTTGCCGTAGATTGTGGGAATGGTCAACACTTCACTAGGCACAAATGCCGGCAGCACACTATTCACAATGTTGCAGTCTGCTCTGGCGCCTGAATTGGCATCTACATAGGCCGCTTGCACATAGTCTCCTGCCGTGCGCTGTATGCTGTAGCTGCCGGGCTGTGCTGTGATGTTGATGGTGTCTTCGTTGTCCAGTACCACTTTTACTCTGCCTAGTGTGGCGCTGAGTGTGACCATGGGTTTTTCGACTAGCAACTGATCACCAGTTTGATTCATCAATCTAAACACAAAAGAGCTGCCTGTGATGTTTACGGGTTTTTCCTCTTGATTGATAAATTCAAACAGTAGAACATTGTCTACGCCTTTGTTAACGGTTAATTGTTTTGCATACACTGGGTCGTACCTCGCTGTGAAATATCCACCACTGGTGTCAACTAACAAGACTTTGGTAATTTGCTGGTATAAGTAAACGGTGGTTGAATACATAGGATCCTCGAACAATATTTATGGGTAATGATATCTTTCAAAAGCTGGCGGTGAAATACCCGTTTATAACTCTGTGCGTTTACGCCAATGAAGAATATGTAGGTGTGGTGCAAAACAAAGACGATGCTGTCACTACCATCTATGATTTTGGTGCTGTACTAACACAAGATGCCAAGCTAGAATACCTGGAATTAGCAGCCACTTGGTGGTGGGAAAGCAATAGAAGCATACCTATAAACATCTTTTTGCGTGGTGAGTGGGACAAGTTTCGTCCCACCTTGCGCACATTTTCCAACAAAGATCTTGAAATTTTACACGGACCAGCTTGCAGTTTGATGGACATTGCTCGCAAGAAAACCAAGCGAAAATCAATCACGCTGGTGCGACGTCTTGATTGAGTAGATTCATGTGTAGGGCTACTAAAGCCGCGTAGGAAACTGCGTGGCTTTTCTTAAATGTGTATCCACGTGAATCATCCCCGTTCCATACTTCAGCAAACACTTCTGGCCACAGGCGATTTTGCAAGTGTGCTTTGCCTGGACGAATAACTGAAATAAACGCTGCCATTCTGGGTATTGAGTCTGGTTTCATTGACGCCATCAAGTCTATATAGTTTCCCACATGCACCAACTGCTTGGTCCAGGTTGTGTCGGTCCATAGTCTACTCCATGGTGGTGTTGCTGCCAACATTTCTGCATAGTGTACAGGATCACGGATCAACTGATACACACTCATGTTCAACAGGTCTATCTTGAAGTATCCACGCTGTTCTGCCGACTCATAGTCTATGGCTGCACAGCCATTGGGTATGTCTCTAGGAATGTCTGTAACGTAAATGCCTGAATTGTGCTTACGCACTTGACCTTGATGCAGTTGCCGTGCGGCAGTGTGCTGGATCAGTTTCAGCACAGCCGTTCTATCCGGCACATCAATGTCAATGTCTGCGCTCATTTTGAATCAGTGTCACAAAGTGCAGTCACAACTTGCAGTTTCTCGCGGGCCAGTTGAACTGCTGCCAAGGCATCTGCTACTGTGGGATGCTTGGCTGCCAAGGCAGCAATGCGCCATTCTTCATCACGTTTGGCTCGTGCCCAATCTAACAGGGTTTCGGCGTCTGATGAGAGTGAAATCATAGGGTGTGCTGAGTGAAGCTGTTGCCAGGAGTTGCCATCATTAATTTCCAAACAGTTCATGCTGGCGCTCCATCGCACCATGCCTGCACCGCTGGCACCTGGACTGATGTATGGATTGGTGTTCATGCCACCAGACACTTGAATGTATTTGCTGCCGCTAATATTTCTAATCATAATGCAATTATAGCCACAAGGCCAATGTAAGTCAACTGATGTGCCATCTGATCCAAGCCCAAGTGTGCCCAGAAGCTGGGACTCTGAAGGTCTCTATTGCCCCAGTTCATCTTGGCCCAATCAATGTGATAGTGAACCACAGCATCTATCACACCCATCATGATGCTGGCGGCCCAGTACACAGGGCCTATCACACATCCAACACACAAGGCTGTGCCAATGCCCTGTTTGAGACTGTGTCGCATGCCCAACCAGTGTCCATATTGTCCTTTGTGATTGACTTCTGTCATGCTTTGATCCACAAAGTCAATGTACCAGTGTTTGATTTGTAAAAGTACGAGGGTTAAAAATATCACTGACGCCATGTTACCAACCTGCCTTGCTTAATATATCTTTTGCGTACTCTTGATCAGCTGGATAGTTGTGAAACTTCTTTTGCCATACATCTGAATCAATGTAAGGCCATACCATGCTGATCTGATCAGGAGTGAGTTCACCCAAGAACCGTTGCCCTGACTCTGAATTGTAAATCACCCAAGGTGATATCCTGCCTGTTGTGACTGCATAGCACATGGCCGCGGTGCTGCCATATCTCAAACAGTCCTGCGGCTGTGCTGAATTTTTTTCTGCCCAGTCCATGCCAAACTCTACTGCTCGTGCCAGTGCATCTGCCACATTCTCCACAGGCAAATGCTGTATGAGATATTCTGTGTACAGTTGATCACTTGCCCAACGATCAATCTTTTTGTTGTTCTTCAACAGCCACTCAAGAAACTGTTTGGGATTGATAGTTTTTGTGCTCACACAATAGCGTCCAAACTTCACAAAGCCGCGATAGTAAGGCGAGTCAGCAAAGTCATCAAACGTTTTGAGTTTGGCACTGCCTTGGCTCATCTCATAGAAACGTATGTAGGCTTGAAAGCCCAGTTCCACACCACGTTCACTACGCTCTTGTCTACGTTTTTTCTGCTCGCACACATGCACTGCTAGACTGGTTTCTCGAGCAAAGTCTTTTTTGCAGAATTGACATTGTGTCATTTGGGATCGTCGCCAGAGTCTTTTGAGTATTGTTTAATTTCTTTGTCTGACACAATCTGCATCATTACTTCTATTTCATCATCTTTGTAGTGTGGATACATTGCCATCAGTGCTTTGCGTTTGGCGCTAAGGCCAGCTTGTTTTTTCTTGGGAGCAATCCAAGGATGTCTTTGACTGCCTAAGTCTGGACTCACTGACGTAGCCATGAGCCATTGCAGTTTTGGATGTTTGCTTACATTGAAGAAGTGTTTGTTCAATCGTTCGTTAGTGGCAATCACATAAAACTCTTGCAGTTCTCTTGAACCTTCTACTGCTGAACCCCAACGTATCATGAGATAGTTTGAAAACTTTTTCTTTTCTTCTGCGGTGAGATCGTCATAGAATGATCTAACCTTGCGGTCAAACATCTTCATCTCATTAGCAATGGTCAGTTTATCGCTCATCGGTTTTGGTCAGTTTGTAAATCATTATAGCACGTTCTAGTGCGTCTTGTAAAGTGGGATTGGTTCGAGCAGCTCGCCGAATTTCGCCCCACAGTTTGTCCTCCATTAGGTGATCATGCAATGGCCGGCCGTCGCTGGTTCTTTTATCGTAGTCTATTTTATGCCCAGTCACAGGGTCATATCCATGTCCAACCAGCACACGGTCAGCAGGGTCAGCACCAAACTCACGAGCATACACTTCATTACCGTTGCGTTCGTAGATGTATGTGGCACCCGGCTTAAGACTGCCCATACTGGTAGCCATATTGTAGGTGTGCCCAACGTAAGAACCGCTCTAGGCCTTCGCGATCGTTGGGATAACTTTCCAGATATACTCTGGCCAGTCTATTGATGATTTCAAACATTTCAGGTTCAGTGTAGGGCATACTACCACGCTTTATTGTAGTCCACAATCTCACAATTGCGGCTGACGTCTTTGACAAAGTACACACAGTCAGGATCCGCACCTTCACTCACAGGCACAGCCAGCAGTTGACCATTCTTGAGTTTGGGCGCATACCAGCTGACTTCGTGATAGACATCCAGGATTTCAATGTCAGGGAAACTAGGACGGAAACTAGTCAATGGATTGAACTGGAATACTTTGAACCCACGATCGTTGATTGATGTAAGTGGTAGCACTTCCAAGTCTCCAACGTCAGGTTCGCCAATTAGTATCTGCCAATCCATGGGCATCTTTATAGTGTGCTCGCCTATGCGCAACACAAGAGCAGGAGCATTAAAGCTCTCCAAGAAGATCAATGGTATAAAATGATAGTCAGGATCTGCAGGATTTGAATTGTCCAATATAGCAAAACGCATGTCATCTACTTCTTCAGGCAGGTGATCTAAATCGTATGTAGCATTGTCTAGGGTAAGTATTCTCATGTTTGTAGTATATAGAGATCTAATAGAAAAGTCAACTATTTTATCTTCATCCACTCAAGTTTTTCTTGAGTAAACGGATAGTTGGCTTCTTTGTAGAATTGTTTGCGCTTGGTCAAATGGCGCTTGGCAAATTTGCAGGTTGATGTTATGTCCCAAATCTGCACATGGTCTTTATCTTCCGCTTTTCTTATGCCGCGTCCAATGCTTTGGATAACGCGGACAAAACTTTTCCCGGGTTCCACAAGAACCAAATTAAAAATCCTAGGGATATTAATACCCACAGCGGCAACACCATAGGTAGCCACAATAATCTTATCAGTGCTGTCTGCAACTTCATCATATTCATCTTGTCTATCTTTTGCTTTGGTTGCGCCTGACACAAATACTGCTCGCTCGCCCAGTCTCTCTACCAACTGTCGACCACATTCGGTGCGATCAACCAGTACCAGAGTGTTGCCTGTTTCATTTACATGGCGTATGAGTTCACTCATGGCATCCAGTCTGCCGGACTCTTCCAACAAGTATTTAAGCTCGCTTTGGTAGTTTGAGTATTCCACATGGTCCTGTAACTGCACAATGTTCACATGGCACTGCGCCAGCACCCCTTGCTGTTGTAGTTCGTTGGCACTTAACTTGCTGATCACTGGACCTAGGCTTACTAGCAGAGCTTGGCTTTCAAACTTCTCTTTGGGCACAGTACCGGTCAATCCCCAACGAATTGGCACTCTAGCCATCACGCTGGTCAGCAGAGTTTTGAGTGCATCTGCTTTGGCCATGTGTACTTCGTCTACCATCACACATACCACATCTTCAATAAAGTCCTGTATGGTCACATTGCCTATGCCTGCTTTGGTATTCTTTAACAACACATTCAAACTCTGCCAAGTGCAGATTGTATGTGTGCAACCGTGTTCTTTTCTGTCGCCAAAGTAAACGCCCACGTCCAGGCCAAGATTGAGGTAGTCCTTTTCAGTTTGTGTGACTAGACTCTTGTTAGGCACAATCACAATTGACCGTCCATATGGCTCTATACTGGCACTCAAGGCTGCTGTCATGATTGTTTTGCCTGCACCTGTGGCCACTTCTTGTATGCATTGTGGATTGGTCAAAAAGTTGTTCACAATCTCCACTTGGTAGTCACGCAACAGGATAGGTTGCCCTTCTGCAGGATGTCCTTTGGGCCAAGTCTTGTGTGCAAATGTTTGTTCTGTAACTTGAGCAAACTCAAATGTGGTAGAGTATTCTCTTTGATCATCAAGCTCAATATCGTAGTTGTAGCGTTCCAGGATGGGCATGATTTCTGGCAAGAGATTGGTGTATGTGCTACCGCCCAATTGGAAGTAGCTGACTTTGCCATCCCAACGACCCAGTCTTACTGCTGGTAGATATCTTGCGTAAGGTACATCGTACTTGAATGCATTGACCAAGGCCTTGCGCACATCCAAGTCGATGCCCTCTAGCTTGATGTTTACTTCATCTCGAATTTGTATGGTGCATTGTTTCATTGTATAGTAACTTTGAGCACCCTTTGTTGGCGTGCTATTTCTTGTATGAGTTGTTGTGGTTGTCCGGCATACTGCAAATCTGCCACGGGAAAACGTAAGGGTTGTGCTATTGCATTATACACACTTGTGATGCCATGGGCAAGAAAAAAATCTTGGTGTTGATCAATGTACTGTTGCATGCCTGGCTCTTTGAAGCTTAAATCCTGATTGAAAAATGCCACATGAAAATCGGCACTGTAGTGACCAAACGGTCGGAATGCATCCTCACCTATGTACTCATCATTGTCGTGTGCTAGGTCCTCAACTGTTTTTCCAATTTCACAATAATTGAGATACACAGTTCCAAATTGTATTTGCGGTTCACCCCATTGCGCCAACTGATCAGGATCAAGTTTCTTTGTTTTGGGCATACCAAACCAAGTGCAAACAAATCTTGGCTTCACACCTTCAAGCACAGTCTCACATCTATGCACTGCCAGGTTCAATTCTGACAGTGCCTGTCTCACAGCAACTGGTGCCTGTTGCCAGTATTCTGATGTCTGTTGATCTAGCAGTCCATGGTAGCGTTCAAAAATGTTGTGCAAGTAATTGAGACTGTTTTGGCTCCAATCAAACCCACGTTCAATAATGGCTTCATGTTGGTTGATTGTTGTGATACATTGTTGGATCATAATTTCGGCACGAATGCGCTCTTCCAATTGAGAGCCAAAGCCGTAAAATCTATCTGGATGATCTAATGGATAACTGCCGCGGGCTTGCATACGCTCAACCCATAACTCAGCAAGAGGGGTTGCTCGTATTTTAAATTGTAATGTCAAGCCTTGGCTCAGATGTATCAGCAGGTGTTGCGGCATTGTAACAGTATATACTTACCGCCGCAAGAAGTCAAAAAGACAGGTACCTTTTTAGGGGTACCTGCCACAAAGCCCGGGCCGGAGCCAACCAATGCCCGGGTTAACCTTGGAGGGTTAATCTTTTGAGTTGACTGTGGTCTTAAACAAGAAGCCACACAGGATAGTGATACCCCAGGCTTGCAACCAAGTGACTTCTTTCACAGAAGGCACTGCATCAACCAAACAACCATTCCACAGCATGTACACTGGCCAGCTCAGTAAGAAACTCAGTAACAGAATTCCTACAATACCAATCACAACTGCACCAACAAAAACTGCAAATTTTTCCATGTCACGCTCCGTAGTATTCCAGGCACTTCACAGTAAAGCCTGCTTCGCGCTGTTCATCTGCTTCGTACTCGGTGTCCACCGAGTACAGGTACAGGTCGCCATCCCATATTTCATACATGTTAGGCTCCTGCTGGTTTCATAACAGTGGTCTCTGCCAGGCGCTTCCAGTTCAACAC